ACGTTAGCGGGCTCGCCGAGGTACCCAACCCTTGGATGATGAATGTTTCGGACAAGGTGAAGACGATCAAACCACTGGAGGTTGGGAACAAACGAATCACTGTTTCCGGAAAGGCGAATACGTTGCTCGGGCTCCACGCCGTGTTTCCATTTCCCGTTGTAACATCCGGACCATCGGAGTAGTAAACCAGATTCCCAATTGCCCCCCAAACACGCTGCAAGTGGTAGGTTAGAGCTTGAAGTCCGACGGGCGGCGGGGAGTTAGTTTCGTCTATTGGGGCCTCGATCAGAATGTTCAGAGACGTGTCTGGAATACCGTATTCGTTATATGCAAAGATACCAGGTAATGATGTAACCGGGATTTCGTCTTCCAGAAACAACGTCGAACCGCCCTGTACTGTTCGCCATATCCATATCTGGTCTATCTGCGGGTCGGATTGAAAGAATCCCGAAATCGTAATATAAGGCCCTACCGCAGGTCCCAGAACTCCACCGTAAATGGTGGCTACAGGAGATGCAGTACTCACGCTGCCGTCTACCGCATGGGTACTAAATGCATACTGGATCGACTGGGAGGTGATCGCTTCTCCGGGACCCACGCATTCCCAGGTTGCCGTCCCATCTACCGTTAGAGACCCGATTGTGACTGCCCAGATAGGTTGTGAAGCGCCCGTAGTACCCGAGGAGAACCCGACCTGCAAATTCTTGTTAGAGTCAAGAATGCAGTAGGTGTAGGCCCCTGGTCCACCGAAAGCAGTAGAGGGAGACCACGCCCCTATAGGCCCGAAATTGTTCCATGAAACACTACCATCAGTAGTCGCGCTGTTATTAACCGTCGTAAATGCCGGGTAGCTTAGCCCTGTTTTTCCTGCGATCCCCACTTGTATATTTCCATTATTATCGCGGATGGCATAGGCCCCCGTGATCACTGTATTTGCTTGCCAGAATCTTGTGCCATTCAGCGGAGTCAAAGTGGGGGGCAACACTGGCTCGGCTAACCCCCAGTTTTGTTGTGCCGACCCGTAGCTCTTCCACTGCTGACCGCTATCACTAACCATTACGAATTCGGTGCCTGAAAATGACGGTATCGTAGCCCCCGTGGTACCAGTACCAGAGGTCGTGCTTCCCGTCGCCTCACCGGTCTCGGCGTAGGCCGTCACCGCCACCGCCACGGTAAACATTCCCAACGTTGACGAAACAATCGTGATCGGATGAGTGGTACCATTGAGTATCACTGCCGCCGTTAACCCGGAGAAGGTCATTGGCACGTTCTGCATATTAGCAAAACACGACGGCACGTTGAAGGGGTTCACGTAAAGCGTGATGACCGTGCCGTTCGAACTACTGGCTATAATTGGGAGCGTTACCCCACCAAGAGCCATTTGCAGGTTATTGTTGCCATCAACAATCAGAGTTCCCGGTGCGATATTGGTGGTGGCCGCCCAAGCTGTAGTGCTCAGGAACCACTTATGCTCGCTCGTTAGGTCAGAAGCATACAGCGTGTTTCCCACAGACTGGAAGCTGGTTGTCCCTGAGATGGCCGGAACCCCGATTTTGTTCCACAGGGTGATGTTATTGCCGGGATTCAACCCGGTTGACGGTTGGACTAGAGGCCCAGTTACATCTCTAACTGTTCCGAAGGTGTCAGGAAACTGGGGCGCAAAATCGCCGAGGACTTTGACCCCCTCTGTTCCGTTAACCAGTTCTCGAAATTCATAAAACCTATTCACCGCAGGCAGTGAATTCGAGTTGTATGGGGATAACCCCGGGCGGCGAATCAACGTCAGCTTGGGCGAAATCTCGGTGTTCAGACCGGAGATTAATTCATCCCCGCGACTCCCAAAATACGCTTCTTCCAGACGTGTGATATTCCCGCGCAAGGGGGATCGCTGCGTGATTATGCCGCTGAAGAATCGCCCGGTCCACATAGGTGTATATTTGACCGGTTTACTGGGCTGCGCGCCCTTGATCTGCATCTGGTTGGGCAATTGGGAGTCCTTTTTTACTTGACAAATCGAAAATCTGTGCTACAATATTTTTAGTCCATTAAATGGACGAGGAGGATGTAATGAATCCAGATTATTGTGGAATGATAATGACGAGCGGACAGGAAGACCTCGCGGAGTATGCGAAGGTCGTTTCCGAAAAACTTACGATAGCCCAATGGCTAAAGGTGGTCGAAGGGGCTATCGAATGCCACAAAAAGGGCGTAAAAGATTTTGATGTGTTTATCGCCGGACATCTTGACGAAATTAGTCGATGGGAGAGTAAAAACGGACGTAAGATTTGGCCCGAGGCTGCCCTAACAGGAGAGCAAACAAAAGAAGCTGTAGCAATTCAATCCAAGATATTTGGACAAACATGTGAAGGTCGGAATCCTCCAAAAAACGGAACAGACGGAATGCTAGTCATCCGATCAACACCGGGGAAGGTGTCCATTAACTGGACAAACTACCAACCTACGCCCGACCCGAATAGCGCGCCCCCGTATGGGTTGGCCGCACCGAGTGCCTGATAAGGAGCGCCGTTTCCCCCTAATATGGAGTTGGTAGGATAGAGCACAAAATCTTCTCCCTGACGATCTGCGCCCCTGAGCGAGGCCATAAGTTGCTGCTCCCAGTCCGCGTACATAAGCTGGCCTTTGGCCAGGTTATTTTCGCGAGTAAGCGCCGCCCTTACCCCAGCTCGGAGAAGGAAATGCATAAACGAAGGAACCTGATTGATGGACGAACCAAGCGAGGGCATCAGTTCAGGCATCTTTTGGTATTGACATGCAACATACCAGCAGAGCCCGTTAATCGAAGGCAAGGGGCTCAGGCGCATCGCGTACCCATCGGGTGAAGCTACGGTCCATACAACGGTTCCGTCTTGCACCAGGGTGCCTGGCGTTGCGTTGGGGGGTGCGGATGGTTGTGTGCTTCCGGAAACTCCATAGGGGTAGAATCCCGGAGGTGTAATCGTGGTTCCAGTGTACCCCGGTGATTCAATGTTCAGACCCAAGTTAGTGGAGTCGATGTACAGGATGTTCCCGTTCGCGTCGATGAACTGTTGGATTGGAGATTTCGGGAGCATAGGCATACCATACCCGCAGCCGTAGGCCGTGAGAGGTTGCCAGATTCCCATAAAAGCTTGTGTGTTGGGGATGTAGCAGATTTGAAACGGAACGTTTTGAATGGAGGTCTGCGTCATATCGCGGACGGTCTCCATCGGTCGGATAGGCTTTGGCGCGCCATTGGAATTGGACGTGGAGTTGTTAATGTCCACTTCCCATGCGTTCTCCAGCCACCCAATGTCGGAAATCTGCGTGCAGTAGTCCTGCTGCAAAGACACCGTTAAGAACGGAGGAATCAGTTCACGATTCCACTTCCAAGGCATCGACTCGTCGAAGATGCGCGAGATAACTTCATTTAGGCAGGTAAGAAAAGGCTCGGTCGAGTACCCCGCCGCCCCACCCAAAAGGTTATAGAACTCGGGGTTCGACTTCAGGGAGTTGGCAAGTTGTTGTCCAGTTATCGTGACTGACTGTGAACCACTTAGTAAGGGCACGTTATCTCCTGTCCATTAACTGGATTAGTAAGGGGTGATGATGAGGTCAAAAGTCGCACCAGACGTGGCGGGGTGGGTTACGGTAATACTTCCTACGGACTTAGACGAAACATACGTAGAAGCAAACATGGTCGCGGCGGAAGCGTTTGTCGGCTGCAAGGCCACGTGGCTTGTGGACAAAATTCCGGTGATCGAAACAACATCTGACGCTGCGCCTGTCGTGGTAAGTGTTCCGACAATTGGGCCATTGATTCCGATGTTAGGAATAACTACGCTCCCCAGGCTCGGAGAGGAAATGGTTTCTGTCACCATGTAGTTCAGGGAGAGGTAGTACCCGTAAACTCCATTCACGTCTGCGTACACCGTCGAGTTGGTGATCGCTTGAGTAAGCAAGGGGTCGGAGTAGATCACGGCAGCCAGCCCCGTGGACGTGACCGTGACGACAACTACCGCGCCGGGTACTACCTGCGAGTTGAGGCCGTCGGTGATCCGGGAATAGACATTCGAAGTTCTGTAAAATCCGGTAGTTGCAAACATTATCTCTTCCCTTGCTGGACAGCCATCATCTGTCTCGTGCTGTTGATTTTATCCGTTAGCCACAAATTCTTCTGTGAAGTATCCAAGCCTTCCGCTACTTCGGAAAGCTGGGTATAGAAAAGTTGCAAAGAGGGTCCAAATGCTGGGTCGCCCACATACTCGTAGGCTTTTGCCAAGAAACCTTGGTCATAGATGTAGCTTAGGTAATCGGGAATGGGTGCCCAGGTCGCGCTCGCCGACGCGAAGAGGTTCGCAGCGTTCTGAAATTCAACGACTATGGCGTAACTTTTATCCGGAGCAGGGAAGACCCTAAAGGTGATGTTCCCTCCCCCGTCGTCGAGCACCGCCGCAATACGAGTCGGCTGGTTGGGCAGGGTTTCTCCCGCCACGATCAACCCCACCTGAAGTTCTTGTGCAGAGTATCCATTTAATGGATCGTAGCACGTAGCTTTCTCAATCCACCCGAACGTCGGGATAGCGACTTTGTAATCCGTGACTCCGATTTGAGTTGAGAACGTAGGCGTTTGCGGAGAAGCCGTCGTCCGGTTCCATCTCCAAGCGAAAGGAGGAGCGAGGATGGTCTGCATCACCCAGTCAGCGTTGGAGAACGCCGGGTCGTTATTCGTGGTAGTGGTGGACACCGTAAGCCCGACTCCCGCCCCGCTGGAAGTGGTTGGGGAGTTGACCAGTGCAGAGAAGTAACCCTGCCCCCCACCCTTCAGAAGAAGTCCGGTTACCGGGCCGGTCGCCCCGCCGCCGCTGATAGATGATACCGACGCAGTCGCGCCCAACCCCGATGGGATATAAATAGTATCGCCCACCGCGTAGGTCGTGCCTGCCGCGTTACCAATAGAAATCCCCCCGACGGACGAGAAGGTCAGGGGAGCCAATCGTATGAATTGCTGTGCGAGACTTATTGTCCGCTGTAAACTAATCGTGCTTGCCATGCTTCGTCCTTGGAGGGAAAATTTCTGCGGGCATATTCTTTAAGAAGACCATCGTCAGCTTCTGTGTCTGATTTTCAACCACACCCAAAAAGAAGGGGGACGTGGTGTCGGACAGATAGGGGATGGCGAATGTGTGGAAAGGGTCGAGAAAAACGTGGACAAGTTCGTGGGTCAGGGCCATCGAGAGCTGACTGAGGTTTCCTGATTCAAAATCCTCTCTGGCCTGCTTGTACAAAGTAAGATGGATTGTCAGGTAGACAGAGTCCACATGGGTCTCCGCGTACACATTACCTTCAGACTCCGGGGTATCCTTGTGCTCGTCCTTGTAGGCTATTTCTATCCGCCACCCACAGAAGTTAAAATGCCCAGCCAGCCGCTTGACTGACTCAGAAACCCACAGTTCGAACTCCTTGTTGATCGCCTTAGCCACGAACCCCCCTACCTAGCTGTCGCGCAAAAATGAATCGTGCTGTGCTTTCTTCGGGTCCATAAATTGACGGACACCCGCAGCCGAAATTTTGTTGAAGGAACCCTTCCGTCTCCAGTAGGCATAATCCCGACCCTGGTTGTCTATGGGGTCTTCCGGGTGGAAGATGCGTCCGCAGGTCGTGCAGATACCCACGTCCACTTGAGCATCGGTGCGATGCCAGACGATAGAGGTGCGCTGGTGAACATCCTTGGTCTCGCCTAGGCCGCCCGCGATGTGATCGCAAACTTCCTGCTCGTATTTCTTGGTTGCGATCTGACGACGCCGTTGTTCCTTGGATTGCTCCTCGAACATCTTCTGGTTGGCTTCCTGTGCTAACTGCTCCCGGGTCTTGATGACTTCACGGGGCTCGGTGGTCTTCAGGATAGCGTCTGCCAAAGACTTGTTGGCCGCTGCTGCCGCCTGCTGGGACTCAAGAAGCTGCTGCTGCATCGAGGCGATCAGGGTGAGCAGGCCCTCGGTGCTGATGGGCGATGCGCTGGTGTCTATAAATTCTGGTTCATTTTGTTTTGCCATACGTTCCTCTCGGCTCTAATCCAGAGCGACGGGGTAGTCCAGTTAATGGACTTTGCGCGCAGTATTTTATTGCGCGGAAAAGTTTATATTGCGTGATTAGCTAGTGCGGAAGTCGTGAAGTTTCTTGTACCAGAGGGAGTTAGCGCCTCCCGAAGGAGGTCCAAATTCTTTATCACATTGGGCTTCCGTCAGGATACCGCTGCGGACAAAGCGAAGGAGGGCGGAGCGCCACCCCATCTGTGTGCAACGTTGGAGAACGTCTCTCTCGTTGAACTCGTATTCCGAGTATTCGGGCATCGGGCCGAGGGTAACATACCCAACATACTTGAAAGTATTTCCTCCGAACTCAGGCTTTGCTACTCCTGAAGTGGCGTACAAAGCTAAGTCGCCTTTGATTCCACCAGTGGTGACATACAGATTGGGGTAAGCTTTGAGTAATTTCTGGAGGAACAATGAGCAATCCAAGTATTGGCCAGGCCGCTTGTCGTAGAGAAATTCTTGGTCTGGGTGTCTCTGCCGCCTAGTCCCCGCCGAGTTGTAGTTCATCTCCCTCATCCGGGCAACGTGCTCGGCCATGCTTAGTTTTGGGGCCTTTTTGCACAGCGGGCACATGGGGTCGTAGCCGGACGTGTAAGAGGAGTTTTTATCGTAGAAGGACCACCGCAAAAGTCTGCGGCATCCGCAGCATTCTTGGCCCTTTACCTCAGGGTCAGCACCTGCTTCATAATCAACCACATCAAATTCCGACGCGATGTTCATTATTCCGGCACCCATATCTTCGAAGGCTCTGGCTTGTTCGGGTCGGGGAAGGCTTCGTTCAGTTTCGCTTCGATGGCTTTGACCACTGACTCAGCCAGTTCGTTGTCGGCAGCATTGTCCGCGCTGACTGCGATGTCTCGCTCCAGCGTGATCGCCCCGTCCGCGCCTCTTACGACGAGGGCAAGAACTCGACCGATGACGTTCTCTTGTTCATACACCAGCGTTCGATAGTCATCATACGGGTCGCCGGTCGGTTCGTAGTTTCCATTGTTTACTTCCACACAAACTGACATTGTGTTCTCCTCGTCCATTAATCGGACAACTCCGGTTTTGATGAGGTCCGGAAACTCAGTTGCTTAAACAGCCGAGAGCGAAAATTCGGTCGGTGTAACGGTTCCCGTGTACCCGGCGGAGGTGAACTTGTAAGTCGCGAAGAACACCAGATTGGTATACGCGGTTACAGCCAAAGGAGTCGCGATGGCGGCTCGGTTGGTGTAAATCGTATTCGTGGAATTGGCCCCGTTCACGATACCCCAATATTCACCGTTCAGGTACGTGGACGTAGAATCCCAGAACATGGTTGCCTGAGCAAAGAACCCAAGAGTTCCCGCTGCCGCACTTGCGTATCCGGGGATGACAGCAATCGCGTTAGCTCCGGACAACAGCGCGGCGTTGGTGCCTATAGCTGCCTGAGCCGCTGTGGTCTGGTACAGGGTAATGGTAGGAGCGGCGGTGCAAACGTGGGCTACGCTGCAACTTCCCTGAAGCTGGATGATAAACGGATGTCCGTCAAAGCTGCTAGAGCTAAAGTAAGGGCGCGAACCCCGGTAATCAGACCCCGGACGGCCCATGTTTCCTGTAAGAACCGCAGCGTTTGCGTTTACATCAAGCGAGTTGTTAGACCCCACAACCCCTGTTTGGAGTGGAAGCTGAGTCCAAAACGGAAGATTGGTTCCGGAATCGGTTACGACTTGGAAAACGGTTTCCGCAGCGGATGCGATCCCCGTGATGGAGGCGAAGTTATTTCTTTTCTGCGCGGAGTTGTAGACCGCACCGGCGAAAGTATCTGAATTTGGCATTTATAGCTCCTTGTTGGTTGGTGGTTACTTTGCCGCTACGGGCATTAAGAAAGGGTTGTAGCTTTGTTAACCTGTTGGAGAAGGGGTTTGTATATCGCGTCGGCAGCGAGTTTACCGTCTTTTAGATAGATCGCCGCCATCCCGCCGGGCTCCACAAGAATGCACTTATGGTTCCCGTATAAATAGTTCCCGACTTCGTGGACGATGGAGGAGTGCCCGACGATCACGGTAGGCGCACCGCATTGCAGGGCGATCTCACAAGCTTCTTGTAGGCAAGGTTGAATTCGTCCCCGGAACTGATTGATTGACTCACCACCCGGGAACGGAACATCTGGCTTATCCGCGAAGGCCCCCACCTCCGCTTCTGCCTCCGGAGTTCGGAGTTGTCCGGAGTAGTCCCCCACGTTCAAAGCCCGTAGAGTCTCCGTTTTGTGAATACGAAGGCCATCTCCTTTTGCAATAATCTCAGCGGTTTTGGTAGCGCGCTGTTTGTCTGAGCAGAAGATGTGTGAGATTTCTATGGCGTCGATCAGCTTGGCGATTTCCTCGGCTTGGCGGATTCCTTTGGCGTTCAGAGGAGGGTTTGCTGTTCCACGAAACCGATTTTCTCGGTTCAAAGTGGTCTCGCCGTGCCGGACGATCATGCAAAGTATATTCGTATGGTCTGCAAGTTGCATTTATCCCCCCTCCCCCGAAGTGTTGTCTACCATATCTGGGTCTCCGAACATTGTTTTCGTTGTGATGCTTGCTGATGGAGCCCCTGTCGATGCTTCTTTCTTCACTTCTTCGACCGGCGCGGGGAAGTCGTACTGAATGCCTTCCAGCTCCGCCTCGATCTCTTCCAGCAAACCCCGAAGGTCTTCGTGTCGGACAAACGGTGATTTGCGGTGGTATAAAATTTCAACAGCGTGTTTGCGGTAGGATTTGTCTGCGCTGTCGTTTCGGGCAAGGTCTCTGAGAACGTAGTCTGGGAGGCTCATCTGATGTTGATAGTAATCGAAGAAGGGGTCTTTTGGCATTGGTCCTCGGAAGTAAAATCGCAGGTCGTTGTAGCAGAAGGGTGAGCTATCGCGTTGCCCGGCGTGTCCTCGGGGTAACTTGGCTAAGAGGTCGTCTTTCGCCGCTGTTGGCCCGTTGAACAAGCCTGCGCTAACTGCATCGTCTCAAACTAAGGGCTAGCTAGTCGTCAATTCAGCGCCACCTGTTTAGGCGGCCTGCGGAGTCCATTTTCAGGACAAGTTTGGGAGTCCCGGGGCTCGGTAAAGGAGAGGAGGAAACGAACCCCGGGCTGACACGCCTGTATGAGATTAAGTCGGCGTGTCGGATTTGATTGTGCGAGCAAGGTCGAGACTTGCCGTGTCGCAGGATAGGGGCTTTTCTTCGCCGCGCGCGAAGCCGCCGCACAAACTTTATCGAACTCTTGAATGCTCGTACTTGCCCCGGATGTTCTCGTTGTAGAACTTTCCGTGGCTCGGTGCAGCTTGAAGGCCCTGGGCAAGCTGCGCAGGGACGCCGTGGTGCGCTATCGTGCCCCCGTTGAGCCTCAGAGTCAGGCGCTGTGTATCGGGGTCGTAGGAAGCCTCGTGGACGTGTGTGCTCGGGTTGAGCTTGAGTTTCTGATCCACTACTTGGCCTTCGAGATTCGTTTCATGTTCTGAGCAAAGATTGCTTTCTTGGCCTCGGCACCGCCCGCCTTCTTACCGGCGGCAATCTTCTTATCAGTGGCTTTACCGAAAGAACCTAGCGTCCCCTTTTTCTTCATTTTCTTGGTCGCATCCTGAATCCACTTGTCTGCCATGAAACTCCTTTGTCCATTAACTGGAAAGTTGGGGAGCCGGTTTAAGGAGAACCGGCACAACAAACCCTTCGATGCGCAGGAAAACAACTGCGCTCGGAAATCAAATTTGCCGCCGAGGGTGTATAAGACTCCCGGATTCTCCTGCAAGAGCGGACGCTTTGTTACCAGAGGTTGTGCAGCCCGCTGGCTTTTGTCGTCCCTTAACCGGCAAAACTCAAACTAAAACTATTCTACCACAGATTCTTGACTTGTCAAGTCTTTTCTTCGGATTCCAAAATTTCCGTGCAACTCCGCTCGACGGAGTCTCGGATGCTTTCATACTGCTGTTTAACGTAGGGGTTGGCAAGCCATCTCGCCTCCTCCAGTCGAATCCGTAAATCCTCTTCGTTCAGCGGGCAGGGCGTCATCAGTCTCCTACTTGGTGGACTTCTTGACTTTCTTGGGCTTTGTCTTGGGTGCTTGTTTCTTCTTCGACCCGTAAAACGTAGCGGTCGTGTTCGGCATTCCGGTGGTTACTGAGGCGGGCATTCGGGCTCCTTCTTTTTTGCCAGAACAATTCGGAGGATATCGAGTTGCAGATTCAGTGCTTTGTTCATACCCTTCTGCATACCTAAAACTTCGTTGCAAACGGGCGGTAAGTTGTTGTAGCCGAACGGGAAGTCAGTGCTGGGCATCGGCGGCCTCCGGTTTATCAATTTGAGAAACGGAGTCCATCCGGTCAGCGGACCACTGTACCCATCTTCCGATAGGAATGAATTTTCTTTCTCCAACAAGATCGGAAATTTCTTCGGGAGAAAGAGATTGAAGTATTTTGATTCCGTCCTCCCTCATTCTTTTGGCTTTCTCCACATCCCGGCTCGCCCCAAAATAAACTTCGCATCCGTTAACCTTGGACCTTGCCCGAAAGGCTTTCTGATCCGCAAGAGGTAAGCTCACTCCCCGAATACCAACGGAGTTACTCGGAACCTCTTTTACGAGATGAGCTTGTCTCATCTTTTCCCTGGTCTCTTGATTGTGGACTCGGGTCCGGCTGTACGCGCCTATTTTGGCTCGGGTGGCCTCGTTAGGCTTACTTCCGTAACGACCCCCGTAAGTGGTGTTGTACCCGATCTCTCGATCACACGTTCCAAGATGTTCAATCCAAAAGATTTCTGCGTAGTCTGTTTCTTCTTGGGTCTCGTGTGTTCCGAGTTTCTCGACTACGAAAGCGGCTTTGCCGTACTTTCGAATTGCTGCGTGAAAGTAATCCTTTTTCAGCTTAGAGTAGATATGCTCGCGGAGTCTTTGTTCAGGAGTCAACTCCGTCTGACCCACGTATTGTTTGCCGTTGATGATGTTCGTTACTAGATATGTATAAAACATTTCTCGTCTTCACCCGAGTTGAGTTCCGGGCGGGGGTGAAGCCCCGCCCTTCGCTCGTTTTGATTCGAATCAATTCCCCTATCCTAACACCGGTTTCTGTGTTTGTCAAGAGAAATCTTACATAGTTATAACCTCTTTGTTCTTACGAACTTGAGGTCTCACTTTGTAATCTGCGTAAAGTCCGCTATTGTTACACCGTCTAATCCAGACGTGGGCAAGTCGTTTCGGTTCCGCTTGCCTCTGTATGTCACCATACAGACCAGACTGTCGCATCACCCTTTCGGGCGTCTCTTCGCTCAGTCGTTACTGCTGCCCGGCTTTCGCCTGCTTGCAGTCTGTTGTCTCCCGGGGGAGAGTTCCAGCTTGATTAGAAGAGATTTAACGACGACTATCCACAGGAGTGGTGATGTTTACTACATCGTCAATCGTCGATCCGGGCCGTAGCGTATTTGTATAACGCACATTATAGCTAACCCCTTTGTTATCTATAACTTAGGACCGGTATTCGTAAGAGGCCGGGTTACTATCTAGTTAGCCTCCGATTTGTCTTGCAGGATCGCTTACGCTTCCCTGCTCTGGTGCTGACTGAATAACGCTTCTGTTACCTCGTTCTTATCGAACGCGGGCAAGTCATTTCTGCTTGCCTCCCTATGTCGCCATAGGGGCCGGAGCACATCATAATCCACGAGGGATTCTCCGTCTATGCTCTCTACACATTTATCAACCGAAGTTGAGTTTAGCTCGGTATTGTCTCAGGGAGAGTTCCACCGAATTAGCGGAGTTCTTCAAGAATCATTGCTGATTCAGGCTGCTTCTCTTTTCGAGTACAGTTTGTAGTTCTTGCTGCCGTCATTCGGATTTTTTCCCAGAAAGACGGAGAAAATCGCGTCATCTCCAAAAATGTACGTATTGTAGTACGTATTGGAGCTGATCGTGACTGTCGGCGCAGTGCTTGTCTGCTTGAACGTGACGCCCGCGAAGGAGATGGTATCTTCGTTCGAAGGCAGTTCAAACAGCATCTTTGCCCGTTCCGGATCGCGCTTGATGATGTCCGACAATCCGTTGAAGCTGGTGTCGTTCAGCACGTCGCGGACAACGTTCGGGTGTATGCTCGTTGTTACTCGTCCATTATCTGGACGGGACTGAATGTTTCCATCAGTCTCTGCATATCACTATGCAGGTCGGAACATGTCTTCATCCTTTTCAGGAGCGAGGTGTATGTTCTCTACACGTTTCCGATTTCTCGGACTTCGCTCGGCGTTTTCTCCTAAGAGACGTTCGCCGAATTAGCCTCGTATCGACGGCTGTTACCAGCCGAAGGCACCATAATTAATGCCACCAAACTTGTTGTCCACCAGAGGACGAGCGTTAACGCTGACCAATGACTGGGCAGCCGACCGGATGTTATTCGCGGTCAGATACGAGCCGTTGGCAAGCTGGGAGTTGACCAAGGTGTCAACCGCAACCGCAGAGTCCGCTGTGATCTGGACAAGGCTGTTGAGGGTGAGAGCCAGGCGGTAGTTGAGTTCGTTTGCCAGGTTCTGCAAAAGACCCGGATCGTCGATGGCAACATCAAGCGCCAAGTCACTGGAGTTGATGAAGTCGGCATATTGTCCGCAAAGGTGTTTTTGGTGTTTCCTGTCTTCAGGAACACGCTCTGTATATCTCTATACAGATCAGACTATATCATTCGTCCATTTTTCGGACGATTTGGCGTGTAGTCGTTACGGGTTCTGGTTCCCCAGTCTTCCCTCGGGATTGTCTCAGCGAGATGTTCCCCGATATAGCCAAATTTTTTGACCACCGATTCTTAATGGTCGCGACAATTTTATTGCTGGATTCACTGATTGGTGATCCTACCGTGCCTTCAGCGGCCTGATTCAGGTTAGC